GTGCTCTTCAAAAAGTAGGTAAATGTAGTGTTAGTATTACATACTCAAGAGATAATGTAGCATTAGGTCATACAGGTATTAATATCAACGCAGGCCGTAAAGCTCCTCCATTTGCATATAGTACAAAACTTACTGATGAACAAGCTACTCAGTTCATGAAAGACGTTGTAGATTTATTTTACGCACTAAATGATGATATCTTTATTGCAACTACAAAAGTTATTACATGAAAAATAAGAAGTCTAAAACTACTATTTCCTGGTTGTTGCAAATCGAAACAGATTCTAAAACTGGTGATAAGTTTATTGTATTACCAGATGGTTTAACCAACCCTATCGGGTGGGTAGAAGACGATAGTATTTTGTGGGAAGAACAAACAGATGGTAGTTGGAAGTTATCTAAAATAAAAAAATATTAATGACAATATTTGATTACTTAAACTCTATACTTTTTAGTAGAAAAAAAATAGAACTAAATTGCGACGATGAATCGCAATTTAGTAGTTTTATGATTAACAGATGGATATCGTTTTATTCTAAAGATGTAGCTGTTTATGTAAACCAAACAAGTAACCAATATTGTGGTGTCTTTATTAGTAAGCAAGAACAAAGTGATTTTATTTTTAATGTTTACCCTAAACTCAAATATAAAAGATTGGAGTATATAAAAAAAGCCAAGAAAGATGACTCCAAAGAAGATAAACATATAATACCTGAGTTTATGAGTCAAAGAGAATACATCCATAACGTTGAGTTATTGAAAACCTTATCTAAATAAAATATATGAGCGGAACAGTATCTATTGACACATTAGAAGTAAAAAAGACATTAATTGATTTAGATAGCTACGGTAAAGGCAATTTCGGTCTTGGCGACGACTTTGTACTATCAACACTATTTGATGATATTATATTAGTAGAGTTTATTGATGAAGTTAACGATAATTCCGGTGATGCAATCGTGAGAAACGGTATTTACGTACCAACAAACTCGTTAATTAAAGCTTGGAGAAAGGCTCAAGTTATATTGACTGGTCCTTCTGCAAAGCAATGTAAAAAAGGTGATATAGTTATATTTCCAAATGATAAAGGGGCTTCTGTTTCTAATATTGAAATTGACGGTCATGGTAAATTAAAGAAGGGTGTTTTTTTAAATGAGCAGAGAATATTTGGAGTATGTAAAAAAGTTAATAGTGATTCAGTTGCAAGCAACACTAAATTAATTAATGAAAACAACGTTATCGGGTCTAAAGACACTTCTAGCAGAAAACGTTTGTGAGGTGGTTTTTTCTCGTAGAAGACCGAGACCAAATAGACCACTTACAAGACGTATGTTATGCACCTTAGACGCTAATATTTTAAATAGCGTTAATGGTAGACTATCTTTAAATTATAGACCACCTGCCGGTCCAGCACCTTACAATCCTGAATCTAAAAACTTACTTTTGGTTTGGGATATTTTTATGCAGGATTGGCGTAACGTAAATATGGATGACTGCGATGTAGTACAAACTATTCCAGAAGCTAACTTTTGGCAATATTTTAACGAAACTTTACTACCAATGTCTCCGCAACAAAAATTATCCTACATGGACACATGATTGAAAAAACTGAAAAACTTATAAGCAATTTTCTACAAAGAAATATAGTTTTTTTCATTAATAGTGAAAAACCAATTAAATCTGGGAAGCTTTTAATCTTTAAATTTAAAGATTTTTATTTTAACTTCACTATTAAGACGGATAACGTTACAAAAGTATTTGAAATCCCCTACCCTTTTAAAGTTGAGACAGGACCAAATTGTTTAAAGTTTTCATATACTATAGACGATTTTTCTCAAAAAAATGTTGATTTGCTTATCAAAGCAAAGTTACTTAAACCTAAAAAAAGAAATAAATTATATAACTCTGTAGTGGTTTTATCTGCAAATAACTGATATAATCACCTAGTGTATAGTCGATACCTTTCAAAATTTCCTGACGGTTATAACCCGAGCAGTCAACAAATTGATCTCATTAAGAGAGTTGAAAATGCTTACGCAAAAGGTTATAAATTTGTTATATGTAGTGCACCTACCGGTTCAGGTAAAAGTTTTTTATCAAAGACGTTGGGTAATGTCTCAAACAAATGTAGTGAGGAATTTAAAAGACTTATTACTTCGTATGATGCTTTTAAGCAAGATTATATAGGTAATCACGTACATGAAATAGATTGCTTAAAAGAACCTAGTCATGGTACTTTTGCACTTACTATTACTAAACCATTACAAGACCAGTATCTAAAATTATTTGATGACTCTTCTACTCTTAAGGGTAAAAGTAACTATCAATGTGAAGTTAATACTGATGTAGATGTAGAGAATGCTCCTTGTTTACTTTTACCTAAATTAAAGGAAGAGTGTTGGTCAACCAATAAATGCCCATATTATAATGCACGTAACAGAGCACTAATTGATCAATTTAGTATTTTAAACTATAAAATGTTTTTAACATTGCCTGGACATGTTAAACGTAAAAATTTTATTGTATGCGATGAAGCATCAGAGTTAGAAGATGAATTAGTAAAACATTTTTCAGTATTTGTAGACCCAGAAAGGTTTAAATTGTTAGGTGTTAAAATACCGTTACTATACTCTGAAGATATGCAACATGTACGCACATGGCTTACAGCGTTAATGATTACGTTGAGTGAACATATAGATACGTTGACTCAAAGACATAACAATAAAAACACAACGTTAAATATTAACGATAAAATAAAGTTAAATTATTTTAAAAACTTTCATCGTACTTTAAACCTTATTGATGATACGTGGGATGAATGTGAGTATGTTTGCCAGCGTGAAAAAAGTACGGTAAGAATTACACCCTTACGTGTTGATGCATTATCAAAGTATATCTTTAACTATGCTGATAATATATTGTTAATGTCAGCTACTATTGTTGACCATAAAAACTTTGCTAAAAGTTTAGGTATAACAGAATATCAGTATATTGAAGTTGATAGTACTTTTGATAGTAAAAAAGCTCCCATATATGTTTCAAATGTAGGTAGACTTAATAAACAAAATATAGAAAAAAGTATGCCTAAAATAGCAAAGCTTATTAAAGAGATTTGCGATTCTCATGCAACGGAAAAAGGTATCATTCATACCCATACTTTAGATATTGCTAAACAGTTACAAAAATATATAAAAGGGGATAGATTTCTATTTAGAGATAACGAATCTAAAAATGATAAGATATTATCTAAACATTGTAAGTCAAAAGACCCTACAGTTATTGTAAGCCCTGCAATGACGTTTGGTATTGATTTAAAAGACGATTTAGCTAGATTTCAAATAATTGTAAAAGCTGCTTACTTACCATTAGGTGATAATAGAATTAAACGTTTATTTGATGAGGATAAGGAATGGTATACTGACAAAATGTTAGTAAATTTAGTACAAGCTTGTGGTAGAGGGGTTAGAAGTAAAGAAGATTATTGTACAACTTATATTATTGATCAAGCTATAGAGGATGCAGTTGTTGCTAACAAAGCTAAATTACCAAAGTACTTCGTTGATAGGTTCGTATAAATATAAATGTGTATTCATTTAAACAACATCACGAACAAATGTTAGAAGAAGGAAAGTTTGGTAACTTATTAAAAGCAGCTACACTTGCAACAATGGTAGGATCTTCAGCACCTGGAATGCCTACACATGATTATAAGACAGATTCAACAGTTCAACAAGCAGCAAATACAACCGCTGCAAGTAAAGTAAATTATAACACTATTTTTAAACAATTAGTTAAACATGAAGGATATAAAAAACATATCTATCTAGATAAGAAAAACATTCCAACAATTGGTATAGGATTCAATTTAAACGATAAAGGTAATCAAAAAATACTTGCTAAGTATAATATCACTCAACATCATTTACATGAAGGGTTAACTGATACAGAAATAAAAGAATTATTTGATGAAACTTTAAAAATTGCAACAGCTAACGCAAAACGGTTTTGCCCTAATTTAGATTCTTTACCAGCCAATGCTCAACTTGCTATTATTGATTTATCTTTTAATTTAGGACTTACAAAGTTAGTTCAATTTAAAGATTTACGGCAAGCATTAGCTAAAAAAGATTTTAAAGCTGCAGCTGCAGCACTTAAAGACAGTAATTGGTATCATCAAGTAGGTAATAGAGGTGTTGACCTTGTTAACCAGATGAAAAGCGCTTCTTATTAATTAATTTTGGTTTTTTTATTTTAGGTAACATACCTACATAGGTATTCATTTTTGTATTTGTATCACCCCAAAATCCGCTAGCAGCGTTTGTAGTTCCACTATCTTGATTATCACCGTTAAAGTAATTATTTAAATGCCCGTGTGATTTACTTCTACGAGCTGTTATACGACGTTTAGTGTCAAAAGGAGCACGAAAGTCTTCATTTACTTTTTTTTTGAGCTAGCTCCTAAACCTTTATATCTATCACCTATTTTTTTAATGTATGGGTTTTTAGAAAGACCTAATTTCTTTTTTTCTTTTTCAGAAACTTTAGCTCCTTTTTTCATTTCAGCTTTTACTTCAGCTTTTTCTAACCATTTTGGTTTGTGAGCTTCTTTTAAAATTTCATTTACAATTGTATCAAATTTCATATTATTTTTTTCCTCTTATGTTTAAAGCAAAATTTGCACGTTTCTTTTCTTTAGCTGTTCCATGTGCTTTCAATCCTTTTAACTCAGTTGTAGACATCTTCTGACCTTTCTTTTTGTGTTCTTGTTTTCTAAGTGCACCTTTTTTAATACCTTTTTTAAATGCTTTTTGCACCCAATTCTTCTTTGATTCGTTTAAGATTTCTTCAACTAGTAGATTGAACTTCATATTATTATTTATATAATCAGGTATGGTTAAAAGTAAAAAAGTTACATGTGTAGTTACAGGCAAAACAACTGCTTACGCCGGTGAATACCTACAAAAGAAATTAGAAGAGTATGGTAATGAGGCTACATTAGACAAACTATATGTCTGCAAAGAGGTAAGAGCGTTACTAAAAAAAGGTTATAAACTTAACGATATTCGTAAAATTTTAGACGTTCCTGCAGATTTAGACCCTATACCTAAAGATATTGTTCAAATTATTGAAAAAGATTATCAAAAAACGTCTTACACGGTAAATGATACAAATAGTCAAACTTTAAGTACAGTATCTGATTTAACGTACGATAAATCGGATGAAGACGTTGAAAACTTCATAACTACATATATAATTGGTAATACGTTATGATAGATATAGAAACAATTAGTAAACCAATAGATTATACTACTTTTGATTTTGTCGGTAGTGTAAAAGAGTATCCAATTTTATTTTTAGGGTTTGTTATAAAAAACCAATATGATAACTTGAGAGTTAATATTGATAGCAAATACAATCCTGTTAATTTATTACACTTTAGTAAAGATAGAAAAACAGTAACTGCTTTTAAAGGTGTTAAGTTAACACCTAATTCTAACGTTAAAAAACTTTTTAACGCAATAAAAATTCAAGAAAATTTATCTATGAATTTAGGTACGTATGAAAATTTATTAAATCAATATGGTTTTGCGTGTAAAGAAACCTACGGGTATTTTACTCCTGGAACATATCCTATAGACTTTAATAACTTGAAATCTATATGCGAAGATAGTTTCAATACAGATAAAAAAATATTCCAACATTTACTAGGATTAGATGAGAAAAATTTTGATTTTCAAAAATTTTCTTCTTTAAAACTGTTCATATTAACAGTATAATCCGTAAACATACATTAAATAATTTTCCTATGATTTTTAACGAACAGATTTCTCGTAAACCTAATCACTATCCATGGACAGAAGATTTTATAGAATCCATGCATAATGGGTTCTGGACTCATAAAGAGTTCAGTTTTAAATCTGATGTTCAGCAATTTAAAGTCAATTTAACAGATCAAGAAAGAGAAATTATTATTCGCACTTTATCTGCTATTGGTCAAATTGAAGTTGCAGTAAAAACTTTTTGGGCTAAATTGGGAGAAAACTTACCTCACCCATCGTTGCAAGATTTAGGCTACGTTATGGCAAACACGGAAGTTATTCACAACAATGCGTATGAAAGATTGCTTACAGTTTTAGGACTTGAAGAGGTGTTTGAACAAAATTTAAAGTTGGAATGGATAGAAGGGCGCGTAAAGTATCTTAAAAAATATACTCACCGTTTTTACAAAGACCATAAAAAGCAATACCTGTATGCTATTATCCTTTTTACCTTATTTGTAGAAAATGTTTCTTTAATGAGTCAGTTTTATATCATTAACTGGTTTGCTCGCAATAAAAACTTAATGAAAGATACAGATCAGCAAGTAAAATATACCCGTAACGAAGAACATATTCATGCATTGGTTGGTATGAAAATTATTAACACCATCAGAGAAGAATATCCTGAACTCTTTGATGATGAACTTACAGAAAAGATTTTATCAGAAGCAAAAGAGGCTTACGAATGCGAAGCCAAGATTGTTGACTGGATGGTAAATGGTATTAATGCGGACGGATTAACTGCTACCCATCTTAAAGAGCTCATTAAAGATAGAATAAATGAATCTCTCAAAGGTATCGGTTTCCCAACTGTATATGAAACAGATCAAAAGTTACTTAAGGACACTGCATGGTTTAATGAAGAGCTGTTAGGTAATAACATGACTGACTTCTTTCATTCCCGACCAGTAGAATATTCAAAGAAATCTCAAAGTTTCTCGGAAGAAGATCTGTTTTAATTTAAACTTTATACTATAATACAACTATGTCAAACAAAGATATCTATTGGCTAAATAACGATTCACGTAAATTTCTTGCAAGGGGTTACCTATTGGAAAATGAAACTGCTGAACAGCGTATAAGAGATATTGCTGAAAAAGCAGAATATTATCTCAACTTACCTGGATTTGCAGATAAATTTGAAGGCTATATGCATAAAGGTTTCTATTCCTTAGCATCTCCAATTTGGGCTAACTTTGGTCGTAAACGTGGTTTACCTATTTCATGTTTCGGATCTTATGTAGATGATGATATGGATGCCATTTTATACAAAATTGCTGAAGTAGGAGCAATGTCTAAATCAGGTGGTGGTACGTCCGGTTATTTTGGAGCTATTAGACCACGTGGTACTCCAATTGGTTCAGGCGGTGAGTCTACAGGTGTACACCATCAATTAACAGTATTTGAATCTTTAACAGACTATATTTCACAAGGTAATGTGCGTAGAGGTTCATTTGCTGCTTACTTACCTATTGATCATAAAGATATTGAAGAGTTTCTGAACATCAGAAAAGATGGTGATGCAATTCAGAATTTATCTATTGGTGTATGTGTAACAGATAAGTGGTTTAAACAAATGATTGACGGTGATAAAGAAAAAAGACGCATTTGGGGGCTAGTAATTAAAAAGCGTTTTGAATCTGGTTACCCATATATCTTTTTCACTGACAATGCTAATAAACAAGCTCCAAAAGTTTATAAAGATAAAAATGTAAAAATTAATCATAGTAATCTTTGTACCGAAATTATGCTATCAAATGGTGTTGATGAGTCGTTTGTATGTGACTTATCATCATTAAATTTTGAAAAGTGGGATGAATGGAAAGAAACTGACGCAGTTGAAACTTTAGTTTACTTTTTAGACTCTGTAATGACAGAGTTTATTAACAAAACAGAAGGTATGAAATTCATGGAGCATCCTAGAAACTTTGCAGTTAATCAAAGAGCTCTTGGTATTGGTTGTCTTGGTTGGCATACTTACCTACAATCAAAAATGATTGCGTTTGAGTCTATGGAAGCAAAACTTTTAAATACTCAAATTTGGAAATTTGTTCGTACTAAAGCAGATCAAGCATCTGAACAATTAGCTAAAGAATATGGTGAACCACCTTTATTGAAAGGATACAACCGCCGTAACGTAACAACACTAGCGGTAGCACCTACAACATCTAGTTCATTTATTTTAGGTCAAGCATCACCATCCATTGAACCTCTTAACTCTAATTATTTTACAAAAGATTTAGCAAAGGGTAAATTTACTTATAGAAATCCGTTTTTAGAAAACTTACTGGAAAGTAAAAATAAAAATACTGAAGCTGTTTGGAAGTCTATTCTTGTTAAAGGTGGATCAGTACAACATTTAGAATTTTTAACACCTGCAGAAAAAGACGTGTTCAAAACATTCGGTGAAATTAGTCAAAAAGAAATAGTTATACAAGCTGCAGCACGTCAAAAGTATATTGATCAAGGTCAATCATTAAACTTAATGATTCCACCAAACACTAAACCGAAAGATGTTAATGATTTGCTTATATTTGCTTGGGAGAACGGTATAAAGAGTTTATACTATCAGCGTTCTGCCAACCCAGCGCAAGAATTAGCGCGTTCTATTTTAACCTGTTATAGCTGTGAATCCTAATAGTCTTATTGGTACACGTTGCAGTTGTAATAAGCTACAATACAAAGATATAGAACGTATTGTAGCAAAAAACAAAGATATCACAAACATACCACAATTACAAAAGTATATAAAATGTGCAGATAGATGTAATAGATGTAAAGGTGATATAAGTAAAATTATAGACCATTACCGGAAAAAGTAATTTACTTTACACCGTGAACTCTTCTTGATGCTGTTACTCTATCTGTATTTTGATTTATTTCTTGTGCATCTTCTCTAACACCAGCGTTTGTATCGTGTAAGGTTAATGGTAAGTTTCTAAAGACGTGTGAGTGATCATTTACCACAACTGAATTTGGAGGTGATGGTAAATCAAGAAGTATTTGCATTGGAGCGAGAATACTACCTGTTATTACACCACCACCTGGAGCAACTAAAGGTCCACCTAAACGAAGTAAACCTTCAACCGGTAAAAGATCTTGAACAGGTCCTATTGAAATAAATCCATTTAATAAAGTACCACCTGCAATGTTACCATATGCAGTAGTTGCTTGAGTTACTTGATATTCTGCAGGAGCTGTAACATGTTGTACAAATAACTCACCCTCCACCGAAATAGAACCTCCTACAACTACATTGTTGTTAACACCTAAACTATTTTCTACAAACACTTGTTGTTGGTTTTTATTTCTAAGTCTTAAAATTTCAGCAGATATGTTTACAGTCTTTGCATCTATATTGACTTCATTTTGACTAGATACGTTTACTTGTTCACCAGCTATATTAGTTACTGTACCTGTTATATTTGTAGGACCTATAGATTTTAAATTTAAACCACCAGCTCCTACCAATACATTATATCTATTACAAACATTTAAAGTGAAATCCCCACCAGGTAAATCTTGCACGTGCACTAATTCAATCATTGGACTTGGAACGTAATTTACATACGTACCTAAATTATCTATAAGTAATTCGTTTGGTAACATTTTACCAACTGAATCATATCTTATACTTCCATAATCGTTAATAACCATACCTATGGTTTCAACTTTATGTTTTGCAATTTGTATAATTTCACTACCACCTATTCCTAAATTCTTTTCTATTTGAATAAGTGTAGGTAGAAGGTCTTCTGTTAGTTGTTTAATTAAATCTTTTCTAGGGTCTGGTAACCAATTACCACCTTGTGATGAAGGACTAAATCCAGGTACTCCATTCCAATCAATTCCACTTTCTTCAGTGTAATTTATTAAAGAAGGAAAGACTGTAGGTTGAGGTGGTAATGATACAACACTTAATCTTAAAGGACCATTAGCAAAACTATTAGCAATATCACCAGCTGTAGCAGCAATTAACGCCGGTAATGTTGATGAGTCCTCATTTAACGAATAATAGGTTTGGTTTATTGCTGGATGTGGAGCAAATGTTCCCACACGAGTTTGATTAGGGCTATTTCTTCTTATAACTACATTACCAAGTGGATCAGTTACGTTACTTGGTACCGCTCTCTGTATCTCAAATAATTGTTTATTGTCTTGTATTGGAGCATAAGTGTTTTTCCAATCTTGAAACGCTTGTACAGCGCTTAGACTACCAACTTTTAAGTACTTATCTCTTATAATATTCTCATCTAGATTTTTACCTGTCCATTCATTTTTAAACCCTCTTATTGTTTCGTAACTGTCATTTAAGACTAATTTTTGATCATTATTAGCTGCAAATTCTATATTAGCGGAATTATTAAACTCTTTAAACGATCCTGAATAATGGGTAAACTTTACTTTCTCTTTTAAATCAGTACTGGTAATTTCAATAGTACCACCTTTTTGATTAATAACGTATTTGTTTCTATACGTTTCAACATTAACATCGTTTACTGTATCTCCTACACCTTTGTTTTCAAAAGTTTCAGGGTAATCTATACCCGGGTTGTTATACGCATCGTATATACCTTGCCAATCTGCAATACCGTATGATACTGCAAAATAAACTGGTAATGTAGGGTTACCATCTCTAAAAAATACCCAAACGTGACTACCCACTGCTGGAATACCAAAAGAACCTCTTGCTCTATTAGAATATGTATTTGGTACATATTCATAAGCTAAAGGATTAGGTCTATTAATATTATCTGCTGCATTTACAAATGCATCATTTAATCTGTTATTTGGTTGTTCAAAAAATGATCCTGGTTTACCAGGTGTATCAGCTGCACTATCAGTTGATTGTGAAAAAGTACTAAAGTTATTAGAATCAGAAATGTTTCCAAAACTATTAAAATTATTAAACCTACCACTACCAGCTTCACTTGTTAAAGGAGCTGCACAATAAGCCCAAGGTAAAACTGCTTTTAATTCTTGTATAATAGGAGTTAAATTCTCTGTAACGTTTTGACTACCCAACGCTTGTTTAATTACATTATCAATATTAGCACCTAAAAATCTAAAACTTTTATTGGTTCTATTACCTACCCATTTCTTGTATGCAGTTGCACTGACATGAGGTACAAATACTTTCACTTTACCGCCTCTGTCTGGGTCATCATTTTGTATGACTATTCCTACATAATTTCCGTAAAATTTTTTCATATTATTGTTAATACCGGTGAAGGTGTAAAGCTAGGTAAGTTTAAAACATTGTTTACTACTACTGGTTGAGGGTTAGGAGTTAATGTGTTAAGTTGATTAATAGCAGCTACTTGATTGGTAGCTGAAGCTACTTTTGTATTTTTATCTACAATACTTTTTGTAACATTATTAATTGCTGTTTGAGCAATTTGTGATGATAAAGCAGCTTGTTGTTCAGGATTTTCTGAAAGTGTTTTTAATTGTAGATTACTAAAATTTTGTGTAGTTTGATTTATACTTGCAT